GCCTTACACTGTTGATCAAAAAGTTTAACATAATCTCTAGCTTTCTTGCTCTTTATAAAAGCAGGCCTTCCACGGATGGTTACAAGCTGTCTTGAGTTTGCTTTACTAGCAGGCTCACCTATAATTGTAAAATTAACTGTTGTCATATTACTTTTCCCATTGTAAGATGTCTACTACTATATACCAATCAAAAGAATTAACCAAGCAATACTGGCGAGGTTTAGCATGAGTAAAATGGGCAGTTATTTAATCGAAGCAGAAGAGAATGGAGAGATAAGGTATGACGATAGACAGCAACGATACATCGACAAAAAATCTGATCTTGGAGGACAATATTCCTTTGCCAAGGGATCGAAGGCTAGGGACAGGGGAAAAACTTCCACTGGAATTAAAGGAAGTAATGGGTCAGATGGTTGCGGGTCAAAGTTTCTTTATACCGACCAGTCTTGATGACCAGAAATCTAAGATAGCGGCTATTAGAGCGTCTATTACGCGATACGTTGACAGTGCTGACTCGCCTATTGATGAGTGCTGGTTGTTCTCAGTAAGAAGGGAGAACGATCCTTTTCGGTTAGGCGTAAGAGTTTTTCGCATGGATGACAGGGTAGAGTAGGATGATTATTACTAACAACTTTAAATTACCTGACGTTGTTGTCTCTGCTTTAACGCAAGATGATTACACAAAAGGTAAGTCTAATAGGTCAGTCACACAGCTTATAGACTCACCACAGGTTGCTGTTCTTGCAAGAGAGAATGCTGACAACATTGAACAGGATGCTGTTGATTTTCTTTGGTCAAGGTTTGGTACTTCCGTTCACAGCATGTTTGAGGAGGCTACTAAGTATTCGGGTGGGGTTGTTAGTGAGAAGAGAATGTTCGCTGAGGTTTTAGGTTGGACTATATCTGGCGCTGTTGACTTGCAAGAGCTGACTGATAAAGGTCGTATTGTCAGTGACTACAAGGTTACCTCTGTGTGGTCAGTTATCTTTGCTAAACAAGAATGGCACAACCAACTTAATTGTTACGCATGGTTGATAAGAAAGTCTGAGCTTGCTGTTGTTAAGGAGTTAAGAATAATAGCAATCATACGGGACTGGCAACGCAGACGAGCAGGCGAAGATGCAAACTACCCTCAATCCCCTATAACGGTGATAAATATTCCGTTGTGGTCTAACAAGAAGCAAGACCAATATGTTGAGGAAAGAGTAAGGCTTCACCAAGAGGCTGAGTTTAAGCGTCTGACTGGCGAAGAGATAGGTGAGTGTACTCAGGGTGAGACATGGAAAAAAGATGATAGTTACGCTGTTATGAAGAAGGGCAGAAAGAGGGCGGTTAGAGTATTAAGCTCTCAAGAAGATGCTGACGAATTTATAGATGCTATATCTATCGAACCTGAGAAGCACAATGTTGAGGTTAGGAAGGGCGAGGCTACCAGATGTATTCAGAATTGGTGTCGCGTTAACGAGTGGTGTCCACAATTTTCAAAGGAGGTAAGTGGGTGATTGGAACTGATGAAGATACATATTTAAAGATGGTGTCAATATGGTCTATTACAGGAATGCCAGATTTAAAGTCAAACATGTTAGGGGATATTTTTAAGTTTACGTGCGCTAGGGGCTTTATCGCAAACGTAGATGCAATGCTTTTTTATAATCTAGAACCGTTGGAGATTGTCATTTTGCTTGAGAAAGCATTTGAGACTCAGTTTGGCGAATCAGGTATAGGGTATAGAAAAAATTTAAGTGGGTATAAAAAGAATCCATTTTCAAGTCAAAACTAGGAGTGCGAAATGCCAAAAAAAGAACAGTATCCTGAAATAACTTTCGGGGCTATCTGGAGTAATCTGTACGATGTTGACTGCTCCAACGTAGCTAAAGCTAAAAACAAACTAAGTTACCTGCCTTGGAATGAGGCGTGGGCTTTGCTGATGAATCATTATCCAGAGGCTACCTTTGCGTTTCTGGACAATGAGACTTACTTAGACGGAACAGTGTCAGTTGTCTGTCAGGTTGAGATACATGGTCTTACTAGGCAGATGTGGTTGCCCTGCATGAACTATGCCAACAAGACGATAACTAATCCATCGTCTAGAGATATAAGCGATAACAAAATGCGATGCTTGGTTAAAACAATTGCCATGTTTGGATTAGGATTTCATATTTACCAAGGCAAAACTCAGCCAGAAGATATGATTGATGACGTTATTACTGAAGAAGTTTATAGCAAGAAGACAAAGCCTTCTCCTGCGCCTGCTCCGCCAAAACCTATTGAGCCAAAAGAAGACAAAGACGATGAGCCTCATCTGAAATGGACTCCCGAAGGCGCACAATACTGGGTTGACCAGATGATTGCAGTTGCTAAGAAAATGATGAAGTCACCTGATGATCTTAGAAGTCAGTGGCAGGCTAACAAGAAAGTCATAGACTTTTTAACTACGTTCCATCCTTCTGCATACGCTTCTTTGAAGGATCAATTTACCGCACTATCTAAATCACTTAAGAAGGAAGAGACCAATGAATAAGCAATATCCGAAAGGCGAAGGCGCAATGTTTGTGAATGACAAGAAGACTAATGATAAGCAACCTGACTTTAGAGGCAATGTTGAAATTAGCTCTGCTCAGTTGAAGGAACTGCTGTTGATGGCTAAGGCTAACCAAGCACATCCTGTTGCTGACTTTAAGCTTAAGATGCAAATAGCTTCATGGAATCGTGTAGCTAAAACTACTGGTGCAGAGTATATGTATCTTAGCACTGAGGTTTATAATCCTGAGTCTGCTCCTGCACCTGCACCTGCTCCTGCTCCTGCACCTGCACCTGTTCTGTTTGATGAAGATGTCCCATTCTAGAATGATCAAGCTATCAATAAAGGAAAACAAGGGAGTGGTAGATATCCTTCTGCCGCTCTCTAATCTTTTCCCTGAAAGAAGTTTAGAGTTGATGAACCTATGCCTCAAGTCAAAACGAGGAATATTGATAGAGATAAAAAACATATCCAAGTCAAGGTCATCATCTCAAGAGAGATACTACAGAAAGTGGTGCGGTGAGTTCGCTAAGTTTGTGGGCATGACGCATGACGAGATGCATGAGGAGCTACTATGTAGAACCTTTGGGAGTGAGCATATCAAAACATCTATTGGTGAGATAAGACGTCCTGTAAAAAGAAGCTCTGAAGTTGGCTCGCGGGAATACTCCTCTCTTATTGAGATGTTAATATTTACAGCCGCAGAGCTAGACTTTCGAGTTCCTCCTGCGGAAAAGCAGTGATCAAGCAGATTAAAACCTAACGACTGGAGAGATGCATGAGTCAGATAAGAATTAAAAAAGGCATTTGTGTGGCTAACGATCTTGGTGGGGGAAAGGTAATCAGGGGAACTAGAAGAAAGACTAAGTTATCAGACATGGAGGACAGGAAAACAAATAATTATGATAGGTCTGTTAATGAATGGATTAAAAAGAATGAGAAAAGCAAATGTTAATCAAGTTAAGCAAGCAAGACCTGCATAACTGCGAGATGATGGGTGCAGATACGGTTAAGTTGTGTGAAATGCAGGGATTCAAGCCAAGATTACACAATAACAATCAATCAAGGGTTGAGGCTAATATTTACGGATTTAAGGCAGAGTTCGCAGTTGCTAGATTATTTAACCTCCACCTGCCTACTGTTAATGTTCTTACTGATGGGGGCGTTGACCTTTGGTTTGATGACATAACAATTGATGTTAAATTCAACAACGCTGAGTATGGAAAGTTAATATTCGATACTATGGATAAGTTTAAATCCAACATTGCTGTATTAGTTGGTAGGACACCAGACCCTAGTGTCATGAGAATAAACGGTTGGATGGATAGAAAAACATTTGGAGATAAAAGTCAGGCCGCTGATTTTGGGTATGGCGACAGGTTGTTTATGAACCATGATGAGATGTTACCTATTGAAAGTCTTTGGTATCGACTTATGGTTTACAAGTTTAAATGAGTGAGGTAGAGTAAAAATAAGGCGAA